TAATACAATTAAATTACTTTTATGATTTTTATGAATATGATTTTTACCTTCTGTTTTAATAAAACCATTAATATCTGTGTTAATTTGATATTCTATATGATGAGTTTCTAAATTTTTTTTTTTTTTACATATTTCACATTCATTCATAAATACTTGTGAATTATAATTTGATGTTTTTTTATTTACTATTAAATTATCATTTTCATATTCTTTTTTTATTATATTAGCTAGATTAATAAATTCATCATCATTCATTATACATTTTGCTACATCTAAACCATATTCCGTTTTACCATTTCCTTCTCTTAATTTTCTATCATATATTAACTTATTATTTTTTTCATCATACTCAACATGTAAGTGAAAACACTTTACTTTATCTAAATTTTGTAATCTTTTAAAATTAGTTAATTCATGTAAATGTGTAGCCGTAATAAATGTTGATTTAGCTTTTATTAACATTTCTAACATTGTTATTATTATTATTAAGGCTGAATTATGTTCTGTTCCTTTACAAACTTCATCGGCTATAATAAGTGTTGAATTATTACATCTTTTTAAAATAGCTTTTAATTCATTGATTTCCAATGCATATGATGATAATCCCTTAAACATGTTATCATTTCCAGATATTCTGGTAAATAAAGATTTATAAGGATAAAACGTATAATTACTTGCTGGAACAAAATAACCAATTTGTGCTATGATTATTGATAAACCTATAGCCTTCATTAAACTTGATTTACCTGAACTATTTAAACCAAATAATAATATTCCTTTCAAATCTTTACCTAATTCTAATGTATGAGGAATATATGCAAAATCACTAATTTTTTCAATAATAGGATGTCTTAAATTTTCAAATTTGACATATGATTTTTTATATTTTTTATCTATTTTAGGAATACAATATTTATTTTTTATAGATATTTTTGCTCCAGAATTTATAAAATCAATAAATGATATTTTTTCAATTATATTATTTATTTTTTCTTTAAAAGTAAAACTAATCTTCTTACAATCTTCTATATATTTCTCTAATAAAAGTGTTTTTATTTTCTTTTTTAATACAAGAATTTTATCTGAACTATTTGTTAATTGTTTTATAAATATTTTGGTACTATTTGAAAAATTTTTAAATTCAAAATCTTCAAATTTAATTTCAACATTATTGATTTTGATTGATTTTTTTTGTAATTTTTTTTTTATCTGCTCACATCTTCTTTTTGTTGTTAATAAAAATAATCCTTCTTTATCAGTAGAATTTAAATTTACAAGTAATTTTTTATCATTTCCTTCTTTAAAATATTTTTGTTTTCTATCTTCTACCAAATCACTTACAACTTTTTCTATATTTTCACAAATATATTTAACATCATCTATTTTTTTTTGAATTAAATCAACATCCCTATAAATATTTTTATTATAGAATGATTCATTACAATCTATAAATGATACTCCTTTCATTATTTCAAAATTAAATAATTTTGAATAATATTTAATATATTCATTTAAATCTTTCTCAAAATCACTTTCAAAAAAATGTGTATATAATTTATTTTTTTTAAATAATGTAATTAATTTTTTTAAACTTAAATTCCCCTCATGAATATTAATGAATTGAAATGGATTTAATTTTGATAATTCCATTTTTCTTGTTAATCTTTCCAAATCTAATATTTCATGTAATATTAGATTTACATCTTCATATACTTTATCTTTACTTAATACTTTTATTGATTTATATCTATATTCTAATTCTTTTATATCTAAAATAGGATTAATTAATTGTTCTTTTAAAAATCTCTTCCCCATACTTGTATTAGTATGATCTAAAACATTTAATAAACTTTTATATTTACAATTAAATCCAGCACTCATATTATCAGATAAAACATTTAATTGAATTAAAGCATTATTACCTAAAAATAGATTTTTATTACTATCATATATTTCTGGAATTTTAATATTATTAACAATATTTTTAATATGATCTTGACAATAAATTAATAAATTAATAAAACTTAATCTTCCATAATTAATTAATTCTAAATCTAAATATTCAATAATATTCATATTTGTTTTATTACAATATATTCTTTCAAAAAATTCTTGTTGATAATTTATCTTTATAATATCTTTATTTAATTTTATAATATTATAATTTTTATCTTCTAATTCTAAATACTTGATTAAATTCTTTTCTTCCATCGATTGAATATTATTTAATGTTATTATTATTTCTTTTGGTAAATGATAATTAATAAATTTTATTATTTCATCTAAAGCATAATTACTATCTGATTTAGTAGAATATACTTCATTTATAATACTTTTACCTGTTGATAAATCAATCATACTTATTCCACTTGCAAATAAATATTGATTAATACCTTGTTTTTCTTCTTCTATAAATATTGATAAAATATTATTTGATTCTGGCTTATTCATATTATCAATATTTGTTCCTGGTGAATAAATTCCTGTAATTGCTCTTTTTGGATTTGGTGGTTCTGTAACTTGATCTATCTTGATAACAGTGAAACCATTTTCTACGATAATATTTAAAAATTTATTTGTAGAAACAATTGGAAAACCTAACATATAAGGATTTTTAATACTAGTTTCTGGTATTTTTTTATTTTTTTTTGATACAATAATATTTAACAAGTCTGCCAATTTATGTAAATTAAATCCTCGCTTGTCTGTAGCATATGCTTCATGAAAACTACCAACCTGCATTAAAACAATAGTTTTACTTTCACCATAAATCTTTTCATATTTTTCCTGTAAAAGTAAATATTCTTCGGGTAAAGTTTTTTCGAATATAAGATAGTCTGTATTCATTGACTGTTATTAAATATAATGTAATAATGTTTTAAGTATATATTATTAATAATAATAATATAATAAAAAATTGATATTATTTTTTATTATTAATATTATATTGATATTAAAAATAAAAAATATAAAGAATAATGGATATTGAAGATTTAATTTTAGATACAAAATTGGTTGGTTTTACTAAAGACTTGGCAAGTAAAGAATATACGAATAGAAAAGATTATGATAAAGAATTTACTATTTTAAGAAAGAAATATAAAACTTCACCCAGTAAATCAAAAGTTCTAAAAATTTATAATAGACTTTTATTAAATAAAGAAATTAAAGAAAATAAATCATTTAAAATCTATGGTTTAAGAAAGATTGGAAAATCATATTCAGGTGTTACTGTAATTACTGTATTGACCAGTCCTAAACCTATATATACTAAATATGGAGTAAAAACAATTCAAAAATTTACATGTGGTAAGGATTGTGCTTATTGTCCAAATGAACCAGAAATTAAATTAAATTTACATGTTATTAAATCTAATAATAAATTAATTAGAGTTAAAACAAATAATGATATTAAAGTTATTAGAGTAGTTTCTTATATTTTGTTTAAAGATAAAAGATATGAAGTTCAGGAATGTAGTAATTTTTCTTCTAATGAATTTAATATTTTATTACATGTTAATAGTTGTTTTAATATTGGTGATGATATTATTGGCATTAAAATAGCACAACCAAGAAGTTATTTATCATCTGAACCTGCTGTTTTACGAGCTAATAAAAATAATTTTGATGCTGTTTTACAATTTATTGATAGAGCAAATGCTTTAAAACTATGTGGGCATGTTATCGATAAAATTGAACTTCTTGTTCTTGGTGGAACATGGGATCACTATCCATTAGAATATCAATATGAATTTATTAGAGATTTATATTATGCTGCTAATACATATTTAAAATATAAAAGAAGTAGATTATCATTAGAAGAAGAAATTCATATTAATCAAACAGAAGAACATAGAATTATTGGTTTAACACTTGAAACACGTCCTGATTGTGTTACACTAAAACAAATTAAAAAGTTAAGAGAACTTAATACAACCAGACTTCAAGTAGGGGTTCAGCATATTGATGATGATATTTTAAAATATATTAATAGAGGATGCTATTTAAAACATACTATTAAATCAAATTATTTATGGAAACAAAATGGTGGTAAAATAGATTGGCATTTAATGCCAGATTTACCAGGTAGTTCATATGAGAAAGATTTTGAAATGTTTAGAAAATTATTAGCATGTAAAATTATTAGAGTTAAAAATAATTATTTTAAATATGATTTAGAATATCCAGAGTTACAAGCAGATCAAATGAAGATCTATCCTTGTGAAGTAACCGATTGGACAAAAATTAAAGAATGGTATAATGAAGGAAAATATAAACCTTATGCTGAAGATGAAGAAAAATTAATTGAAGTAATTATATTTCTAAAAACTAATATTTTTCCATGGATTAGATTAAATAGAATTGTTAGAGATATTCCAAATATTAATATTCTTGGTGGAAATAGTAATGTTAGCTTAAGACAAGTTATTTTAGCAAGAATGAAAAAATATAATCAGAGTTGTGATTGTATTAGATGCAGAGAAGTAAAAGAAAAACCAAAAGGAAAAAATATTATTGTAATAAGAGAATATAATGCTGTCAAAGCTACTGAATACTTTATTAGTATTGAAAGTCCAGATTATAAAACATTATATGGTTTTATTCGGTTAAGAATTAATGAAAAGAATGATGATCTTATTTATGAAGAATTAAAAGATTGTTCTTTTGTAAGAGAATTACATGTTTATGGTCAAATTATTAAACATAATAAGAATGATAAGAATAAAACACAACATTCAGGTTTTGGTAAAAAATTATTAAAAAAAGCTGAAGAAATTAGTTATAATAAAGGTTTTAAAAAAGTAGCAATTATTTCAGGAGTAGGTGTTAGACAATATTATGAAAAAAATGGATATAAATTAGTAAAAAATTATATGATTAAAGAATTAAAATATAATTACTATGTAAAAGAAATTATATTTTGTATTATTGTTATTATTACTTGTATTATTATTAATTATATGTAGATTATTTTATATTGTATTATAAATTTTATTTTTAAATTTTAAATCATTTTTAACATAAAAAATATTTATTTCATTACCATTTTTTATTGTTCTATCATTATTATTAATCATAGGATTATCCATATCATTATAATACCACCAAACATCTTTTTTAAACATTGCAAAAGAAACATAATGTCCTCTATAATGTTTTGTAATACCAATAGGAGTAAAATTATCTACATTTATATCTACATTAAAATTAGTAAAATCTATATTACCATTTTTTAATTCTAATATTTTTTCATATCTTTTTATATAACGTATTTGTTTAAATAAAATTTTCATCTTCTTTAATTTTATTTATTACAGTATTTATTTGTACATAAATAACATGAGGTATAATATCTTTTTCATTTAATATCTTTTCAAATGATAAAAAAATATCTTTTATTTTATTTATTTTTTCAATTTCTATACAAAAAAATTCAGGTTTATATTTTGATTCATATGAATATAATTTTTTTTCATTATTATTATATCCACAATCTACTAAAATTGATTTTTTCGATCTATAATCACATTTTATATACTCTATATTTTTTTATTTATTATTTTATCATTATTTTTAAATTTATAACAAATATATTTATCTTTATTACATACTCTAATATATTCTATGCTAATATCGCAAGTAAATATTTTTGTATCTAATTTACCACCATGTTATTTTTTTAAATTTAAATATTTCTTTTTATATTTTAAATATTTATCCTTATAATTTATTATCATAAATATATATATATATATAAAATGAATAAAATGTTATTTAATATTTTATTAATTATTTTATTAATAATATTATGTTTTATTTTAGTTATAAAAAAAAAAAATTATTTTAAATGTGAAATATTAGAAAATTACTCAATAAATACTAATATTCCTAAAAATATATATTTAACTTATAAAACTAAAGATATACCAAAATATGTAATTAAAAATTGGGAAAAATTAAATCCTGATTATAATATTTATTTATTTGATAATGATGATTGTATAAAATTTTTAAATGATAATTATGGAAAATTATTTGTAGATATATTTAATTTTATTAAAGATGGACCTATTAAAAGTGATTTTTGGAGATGTTGTATAATGTATAAATATGGAGGTGTATATTCTGATGCTGATATGAAACCTTTAGTAGCAATTTCCGATATAGTAAAAAATAATAATAAAATAAATTTTTATACATGCCAATCTATGTCAAATATTGAATCAGTTAATCCAACTATTATTATTAGTATTAAAAATCATAAAATATTACATCTTTGTATTTTAAAATATATAGAAAAATATAAAAATAAAGAAAAATATGAATATTGGAGATATAGTATAGCTATTATAATGTATGATTCTATTAAAAAATATTTAAATATAAATAAAACATTTGGTAATAAAGTATATGATGATATTTTACTTTTTCAAGAGAAAGGTAATAGTATAATAGCTGGTAATAATTATGATAATTATATAGAATATAATAGTAAAAAATTATTTAATAATAGATATAATAATTATGATTCTTTAAAACATGAATTTAAAAATTGAAAAAAATAAATTTAAATACTACTTTAGTTATATATATATTATAAAAAAATAAACAATATCAAGTATGTCAAGCTCAAGTATGTCAAGTTTAACTTATACAAAGCCACTCGATGCAGCCTTAATGGCTGCACATTCTGCTTTCGTGGAAATGAAAAGACCAGCATATGAAAAAGTATATTTCATTATTTGCGGTATTACTTAGAAATTCTACTCCTATACATATAACATATGCTCATCCTGGTTTTGGTATTATCAGACCAGGTGACTTTTCAAGACTTTCAAAAGAGGCACGTTGTCGTTGTTCTCAAACTCAATCTTCTACACATGCCGAAGCTGCTATGGCACAATATCTATTTGATAATATTAAGCAAAAGAGAAAGTATACATTAGTAATAATTCGTATTAGAGCTGATAGATCTGAAGGAGAATCAATGCCTTGTAGAGATTGTATGCCTGTATTACGGATGTGCCAGGGTTATTATAAGAATGTATATGCAATGCATAATGGAAAATATATAGAAGTAGATTTTAATAGAGAGGGTATTGAATCTTCTGGAAGAAAGTATGGAAAAAAGTTTTAACTATATTTATTTATTAATTTTAATTATTTATTTATTTATTATTTTATTTATTTTATTTATTTAAATACTTTATTACTATTACTATTATTATGAATTATTTAAATAAACGAGTAATTATAGTTGGACCAGCAGAATATTTATTAAAATCTAATAATAAAGATTTTATTGATAGTTTTGATATAGTTATACGAATTAAATCAGGTTATCCTGTTCCAAAAAAATATATTAATAATTTAGGTAGTAAAACAAATATAATTTATAGTAATTTGGTTCCAATTAGAAATAATTTTACTAGAAATAATTTGAAAGAAATTAATAAAAATAATATAATAATTAAATATCCTTTTCCTATATTAAAACATTGTGAATATTATGATCTAGATTTAAATAAACATATATTAGATTTATATATAAATTTTTGTAATTATTATAAAAAAATTAATTATATTAAAAAAAAAATTTATTTAAAAATTTTTAATAAATTAAAAAAAAGACCTTCAATATTAATTTTAATTTTAGAAGATATATTAAAAGATAATCCAATGGAATTATATATAACTGGTTTTACATTTAGATTAAATTGGATTAATAATAATAATAATTATAATAATTTAAATGATAAATCTTATGGAGATTATTATAGAGATAAACAAACAATCATACAATCATTTAATGGTATTAATAAATACAGTGTTCATAATTTAAGAGAAGAATTTAAATATATAAAAGAATTAATATTAAAAAATAATATTAAATATGATGATGAGATCAAAGAAATATTAAAGATTAAAGATCAAAGATTAAATATTAAAGATCAAAGATTAAATATTAAAGATCAAAGATTAAATATTAAAGATTAAAGATTAAATATTAAAGATTAAAGATCAAAGATTAAAGCTCTATTATCTATTATATTTATATTTGGATTTGAATCAAAAATCTCTTCTAATAAATGTAAATTATCATTAATTGTAGAAAATTTAAATTCATTATTATAAATAAACCCATTTTTATATAAAATTATATAATTATTATTATCATCCATCATCATATTATCATTATTATTATCATTATCATCATCATCTATCAACATTTTATTATCATTATTATCATCATCATCATCATCATCATCATCATTATTATTATTATTATCTATCATTACATTATCTATTAATGTATTATCATTATAATCATCATCATTATCAATAATTTCTTTTTCTATTTTTAATAATTTTTCTTCTAAATTAATTTTAA